GCGAGCTTGGCGACGACATCGACATCCGGCTCAACTATCTCGGCCCGCTCGGCGGCGAGTACACGCCGCAGGGCGTTACCGCGACCATCGTGCCGATGGCGAACGGCACCGCCAACCCGCAGATCGCGAACGGTTTGGCGAACCTGTCGGATCAAACCTATGATTTCATCGTGTCGCCCTACACCGACACGGCTAACCTCGACGCGATGGAAAGTTTCCTCGCCGACTATCAAGGTCGGTGGAGTTGGGAGCAGATGCTTTATGGCGGCTGCTTCAGCGCCTTTCGCGGCACGCTGGGCGAGTTGACCGCGTTCGGCACCTCCCGCAACGACCAGCACATGTCGGTTATGGGCTTCGACGATAGTCCCGATCCGTCATGGGTCTGGGCGTCGCAGATCGGAGGCTATTGCGCCTCTAGCCTGCGTGTCGATCCCGGCCTCCCGCTGCAATACATGACGACGCAGCTAAAGGCGCCGCCGGTTCCCAGCCGCCTCGATATCGGCGAACGCAACACGCTGCTCTATGACGGCATCAGCACATTCAGGGTCAATGACGCGGGCGCGGTCATCATCGAGCGCATGTGCACGACCTACCAAACATCGGCCTCGGGTGCGCCGGATAATTCGTATCTCGATGTCGAAACGATGTACGGCCTGATGTTCGTCGCGCGGGATCTGACGAACTACCTGCTCACCCGCTATGCCAGAAAGAAGCTCGTCTCGAACGCGACGCCCGTGCTGCCGGGTTCGAACTGCGTCACCGCTGCGATGATCCAAGCCTCGACCGTCGCCGAGTACAAGGTGCTCGAAGCCAACGGCTACGTGCAGAACTCGGCGATCTTCGCGCAGAATATCGTGACGGAAGATGCGGGAAATGGACTAGTAAAGATTTTAGCTCCCGTCGATTTAGTCCAACAGTTAAGACAAATAGCAATTCTGTTACAATTCCGGAAATCGTGATTTATGATGACTGCAAAATCTGAAGCATATAATCGCTGGTATACTGCACATCGTGACGAATATCTAGCAATTCGTCGCGCCCGGTATGCTGCCGATCCGGACTTCTATCGCGGAATCGCCAAGCGATGGGGTGAAGCCAATCGTGACAAGCGGGCGGCCACGTTCGCGAATTGGTATCAGGCGAACCCCGGATATTCCGGGCAACACTACTGGTCAACGCCGCACCGGACATCCGTGCACAAGCTATGCAAGGCGCTGCATAACGCACTGATTCATCGGGAGAGCGGGCGCGATTGGTATCCGAACTCCAAAATCGGCCCGCTGATCGGCTGCTCTAAGCCCGAACTCGTCGCGCACATCGAGGCGCAATTCCAACCGGGCATGTCCTGGGAAAACTACGGGCGCGGCGGTTGGGAGATCGATCACATCATCCCGTGCGGCGCTTTTGATCTGACCGAGCCTGCGCAGCAGCGCGCCTGCTTCCACTTCACGAACCTGCGCCCGCTGTGGCGCATCGACAACCTGCGGCGTCCGAAAGGGAGAGCATAAATGCCCGCCAATTTCGCGGTCGTGTCAACCGCAGAGGACATCATCATCTCCTGCAATTATGACCCGACCGGGCTTCTGTGGTGCGACATGTTCGACAACCACGCGCTCGCCTGGGCCATCGACACAACGGGTACGAGCGAGGCCGTGCCGGTCATCGTCGGCGCGCTGTCGGCAGCACCGCCGGATACCGCGCCGGTTCACTCACCGACATGGGTCGCGACCGTCGCCAATGGCGCAATCGTCGCCGATCTGTGGCGCGGCCAGCTCTACGACCTGTTCGAGTGGCTCGCGGGCAACAACGGCGCGACGCGTCTATTGCGCGGCAATTTCGGTTACGTCCACACGATGAACGAATGGGCGTACTGGGCAAAGGACAACCCCGGCAAAGTGTGGCCGGGGCCATAAAATGCCGATCAAAGACCCGGTTCGCCGCCGCGCGTATCAGCGCATTTATATGGCGCGCTGGCGCGCTGCTAATCCCGAACGCAATCGCGAGATTGGTCGTCGGAGTGACAGGAACCGTGATCCGGTCGTGCGCGCAAGGCACCAGCACGAAAAGTATGAGCGGAACGGCGAGAAATATCTGGCACGGCGTCGGGCAAACTATGCCGCTGATCCAGAACCGACGCGCGCCGCAAATCGAGCTTACTACGCGCGTCACCGGGAGAAACTCGTCGCCTATGCGCGCGCTTATCGCAGGAGGGCATAATGGCTAATTGCGAAAGATTGGCTGGAATCACAGGCGTCAGTATCGATGGCACGAGTTACATGGTTGTTAGCGATGTTACTTGGAGTCCCGCCAAGTGGAAGCGGGAAACCTTGGTCGGCCTCGACAGCGTGCACGGCTTCTCCGAAGTGCCGATCCAGGGCTTCATCGAGAGCACCTTGCGCGACTCGGGTTCGATCACGGTCGGCGACTTCAATAACATGCGCTGCGTCGAGGTACAGGTCGCCTTGGCGAACGGCAAGATCGTCGCCGGTTCAAATATGTGGAACACGTCGGCATTGGAAGTCCGCGCCGCCGAGGGCACGTTCCAAGTGCGCTTCGACGGGGTTGATGTCAGCGAACAGGCGCCGCAATGAGCAGCCCCTTTCCGCAGGTCGTGACGAACGGCACCGGCAACCACGACGACGACCTGCCGCGCTTTCTCGACATCGAGATCGACCCGCCCGTCGAGTGGAACGGCAAGACCTATTCGACGCTCCACCTCGAAGAGCCGACAGGGCAGCAGATCGAGCGCGCCGAGGCCGAGCTTGCAGCCGTCGTCAATATCCACACCCTCAGGAAGTACCAGTTCGCCATTGTCAGCCAAGCGTCCGGTATGCCACGGCAAGCCGTCGAGAAAATGCGGATCAGCCAGATAAAGCAGGCCGCCGATTTTTTAACCAGCTTTACCAGCAGTGGCCCGGAAACTGGCGAGAGCTAATCGCCGACCTCACGCATTTCTGGCACTGGTCGCCGTTCGACGCGTGGGCGTTGACCGGCACGAAATTGCTTTGGTGGTTGAATGAGACAAACCGAATCATCGAGCGCGAAAACGCTCGACAATCCGGTGATGGTTAAAACGTTGCGTTGCGAAGCGATACCGCGTGGGGCGTAGCGAGGCGGTGCGACACCTTGCGACGAAGTGCGGTGCGGAGCGCAGCCGCGACCAAGGAATAGCATAAGTGGCTGGATATTCGGCAACTTTTTCGGTCGTCGATGAGGCGACGAAGCAAATCGATGCGATCAACAAGCGCATCCAGGCGATGCGCGCGCCGTTCGACCGGCTGCAAAAACAGTCGGCCAAGTTCCTCGATGTCAGCGGCTTAAAGAAAGTGGCGGAAGGCTTCGTGAACATAGGCCGCAGCGTCGTCAAGACCGTCGAATCGATGGGCCGGATGATCGGCGCGCTCGCCGGCATCACCGGAGCCGCCACCATTGCCGGCATCGCCGCGCTCACCCGGCAGTTCCTCAATCTCGGCACCATGCTAGAGCGCAACGCCGACTCGATGCAGCTAACCACAGAGCAACTGCAGAACATGCAGAACGCGGTGACCTTGGCCGGCGGCAGCGCGGACGACATGACCAACGCGCTAAAGGCACTCACCGCCGCCAGTGTCCAGGCAAAGACAGCGGGCGGTCTGCAAGCCGAGCTCTTTCGCAAGTACGGAATCTCGCTAGACGACGCCAATGGCAAGCTGCGCGACGCCGCCTCGCTGATGCCGGAAGTGATCGCCAAGATCAACAGCTACGCGGACGGACGACAGCGGGCGATGGTCGCCGACCAGCTTGGCGGTCAGGCACTCGCCGAACTCGCCGAGGATTTCCGGCGGTCGCGCGAGTCCTACGAAGTGTGGATGAAGAAGGCGCAGAAATACAGCCTGGTCCTCAACCCCGATCTACTGCGCCAGTACCGGCAAGCAGTCGGTGCACTGCAAGTGAGCTTCACCGAACTCGGCACCGCCGTTTCTGGTGTCCTGGCCGACGCGCTGTCGCCGCTCATCCATGACTTCGCCGATTGGATCCACACGCACCAGCCGCAGATCGTCAAGGGCATCCGCGACCTCGTGACATGGTTCCAGAAATGGTTCGAAGGCCCCGGCCCCGGCAAATTGCTCGATGCGCTAAAGGAAGTCGGCAAGGTTCTGGCGTTTGTCGCCAACCATGCCCAAGGCATCGCCGAGATTTTTGCTGTCGCTTGGGGGGTCAAGGCGGTCGCTGGTGTGGTCGCGCTCATCACCCAAATGCGCATCCTCAACGCGCTAGTGCTCGCGCGCGGTGCTGCCGCCGGCGCGGCAGCAGCAAGTACAGCGGGCGGTGCTGCGGCTGGCGGCGCGGGTGTGGCGGGCGGTGCTGCGGCTGGCGCGGGCTTGGCGGGGGCGGCTGCCGTTGGCGCGGGACTCCTGGGGCTGGGCGCCGCTGGCTGGGGCCTATACAAACACTTCAAACTGTACGGCGCGACGGGCCTTGACCCCTCGGCGTTTGCCGGGAGTCCAGACGACAAACCAAAATATCAGCAGGGCGGCATCGTGCCGGCGCTGCTCCACGCTGGCGAGATGGTACTGCCAGAACCCATATCGCGCGGACTGCAAGCCCTCTTCATGGGCGGCGCCGGGGGAGGACAACCGAAAATAACTAACACGAACCCGCTGCCGGTCACGCTCATTCCCAACAGCGCCTTCCCCGGTGGCGGCGGCCCGGCTGGTGGCAGCGGCGTCGGCTTTACCAGCGGCATCACTGGCGGCGGCGGGCTGCTCGGCTCGCCGCTCGGCCCCGGCACCACGGTCAACCCCTATGCCGGCGGCGGCGGTGGCGGCGGCTACACGCCGCCCGCAGACCTCGGCAAGGCAGGACCGGCGACCGGCGGCGACCCGCGCGGGATGATCCCGGTCATTCGCGCGGCGGCTATCGCCAACGGCATCAACCCCGACATCGCGGTGCGTGTCGCGCAGCACGAAGGGCTCGGCAAGTTCCTCGGCGATCACGGCAAATCGGGCGGCGCCTTCCAACTCTTCACCGGCGGCGGCGAAGGCAACCTGTTCCAGCAGCAGACCGGCCTCAACCCGCTCGACCCGAAGAACGAGCGGCAATCGATCTGGTGGGCGATGAACCGGGTCCGCACGACCGGCTGGGGTCCGTGGCACGGCGCGGCTAAGGCCGGCATCTACGGACAGACCGGCATCGGGCCAATGCCCGCTGGAACGCCGAGTCCCTATGCCGGGGCGACACCCAACACCCCCGGCGGCGGCGCGGCCGGCACTGTCGTCGATCAAATGGTGGCTATGGCCGGAACGCGCGGTGCTGCCGTCCGCCAGTTTCTTCGCGACCCAGAGGGAAAGATCAGACAGAACCCCAACGACGGGAACTGGTGCGCCGAATACGTGCAAGCCTATCTGCGACACCTCGGCATCACCGGCCCCGGCGGCGGCAAGAACCTGATGGCGGCGTCGTTCCGCGATTTCGGCAAAGAGATTGCCTATCAAAACGTCGCCAAGGGCGACATCCTGGTAAACAAAGACCTGCGCCCCCATCATGCTCATGTCGGCGTCGCCACCGGATTGACACGAATGCACGGCGGCGTCCTGCAAGTGCAGGAATACAGTTCGAACAGCCTCGACGCAGCAGGCCACCTTCTCAACCTTCCCGGCTTGCGCTGGCGCAACGATGTCAACGTGCGCCGCTCTGACGAACTGGCGATGGCAGAGGCGCGTGGTCTTAACCGCACGATGGTTGCGCAGAACGGCGGCGTTAACGGCTCGGTCGACATCAATGTGCGGCATACCAACCCGCCGGTCGGCTCGACGGTAATGGCGAGCGCCACCGGCCAAGGCGTCCGCGTCGGCGATCCGCGTGTCGAACATCAGCACTTCGATAGCCCATGAGCGCAAACCTCCCCCTTAGCCCCATCGGCACCGGCTCACCGACGCCGGTCGATAATTCGGGCCAATCGTGGCTTGCCAGCTCGTGGTGGTCGCAGCTTCTCCCCGGCTCGTGGCGTGGCGTCGGCTTTGTCATGGATTCGACGCCGACCAAGGCGGGCCGGCGGGTCGCCGTGCACGAATACCCGTATCGCGACACCGTGTGGCCAGAAGATTTGGGCAAGCTGCCGCGCCGCTATCAGGTGCAGGCGTATCTCGTCGGCGACGACGTGTATCAGCAGAAAAAGGCGATGATCACCGCGTGCGAGACATCCGGCCCCGGCACGCTGGTGCACCCGACGCTCGGTTCGCTGCAAGTCGTGCTGCTCGACTTCACCACCACGGACAGACGCGACCGGGGCCGCTACTGCGAGGTCGATCTATCCTTTATCGACACCGCCTCGACGGCGTTCCCGACGAGCGCCGCGAACACCGGCGGGCTGGTCAGCACCGCTGTCGGCGCGCTCACCCAAGCCTCGGCGAGTTCGCTGGCGCTGAACCTCACCGGCCTCGCGCCGGTCCCAACCGCGCCGACCGGCTTTGTCAGCAACTTTGCCAACCTCGCGATCAACGCCGTCAACGATCCGGCGCGCGCCTTGAGCGCGGTCACCGGGCTGGTCGGCTACTTTGGGCGCTACGCCACCGGGCGGATGATGACCTTGCAGCCGTCGAGCGCGACCGTCGCCTCGGTTCTCGCCGATAGCGTCAATGCCCGGCAGACCGTCGTCGGCGCGGCAAACGCGCTAGTCGCGGCGGCAAACGCGCTGTAGGGCGCATGACGGCAATTTCCCTCATCACCCTACCCGGAATGCTTTCCCCCTCACCAGGGGCCACGGGCCGCGCCCTATGAGCACGCAGTCCGACGCCTTCGCCGCCGCCTCGGTCGCGCTGACGACGGCGATCGCCGAGGCGACGACCGACCCCGCCGACGCGGTGCGGCTGCTCTTGCCGCTTTGCCAGTTCGAGCCGGCGGCGGTGTTCGGCTCGGGGCCGCTCGCGAAGACGATTATGAGCTGGCAATACGCGCTCGCCTCCAACCTGCGCGTCGCCGCGCTCGCCGCGCTCGCCCAAGCGTGCGCCGCCTATCAGCCGATCAGCTATCAGGACGCGCAATCGCTGCGCCTCACCGTGTGCAACGCCATCGCCGCCGAGGCGACGCTCGCCGCCGATATGGGCAACGATGCGATCTATCACGCGCTGCACAATCTGAAGGTCGCCGTCGCTATCGACCTCGCGTGGCGCGGCGCGACCCTGCCGATGCTGGTTGAGGTGACGACGCTTGTCTCAATGCCGTCGCTGGCCGAGGCATTCGCGCTCTATCAGGACACCAGCCGCGAACCGGCGCTCGTCGCTTCCGCCGACCCGCCGCATCCCTTGTTTATGCCACTCTCCTTCCCGGCGCTGTCACGATGAGAACCACCCGCGACGACACGATTGAAGGCGCGCCGATTGTCCCGCCCTCGAATGCCGGCACGACGGTCGAAGGTGATCCGGTCGTTGCACCGACGACCACGACGATACCGGAACAGGCCAGCGATACGGTGCCGCTGCAGCTTGATCCGGTCGACGTCACGGCGAAGGCGCCAGCAGCCAACAACAACCCGACTGCGAACACCAGCCCGGTCGCCACCGAGCAAACCAGCCCGACCGCGAACTCGAACTATCAGCCGACCGCGCCGGTTGGCGGCGACGACCTCACCCTGATGATCGGCAACATGTCGTGGTCCGGCTGGCAAAGCGTGCGGCTGATGCGCTCGCTCGACACCATCCCCGCCAATTTCGATATCGCCGTGACCGAGCGATACCCGACCTCGCCCGACATCGACATCAAGCCGGGCGATGTCTGCAAGGTGCAGATCGGCGGCGACCTGGTGCTGACCGGCTACATCGACCGCTACCGCGCCCAGGTGGACCCGACCACCCATACCGTCGAAATCATCGGACGCAGCAAGAGTGCCGATCTGGTCGATTGCGCCGCCTTCATCGGCGATAAAGACCCCAACAAGGAGCAGTATCAGCTTCCCCCCGGCAACACGCTGTCGGTGGTCAAGGCGCTGGCCGCGCCCTATGGGATCGAGGTCAACTCCACCGCCGGCGACGGCGTGGCGATCCCGAAATACCCGATCAGCCTCGGCGAGACGGCGTGGGAGCTGATCGACCGCATCACCAAATATTCGCAGGTCGTGGTCTACGACATGCCGGACGGCTCGCTGATGATGGCGACAGCCGGCGAAGAGGCGATGGCGTCGGGCTTCGTCCAGGGCGTCAATATCGAACGCGCCGAAGTCGATTTCACCATGGACCAGCGCTATTCGATCTATGAGGGGTTCCAGACTGCGGTCCTCGGCCTGACGCTGGACGGCGCGGCCAACGTGCCGCCGAGTGCCATTGCGACCGACACCGCCGTCACCCGGTTTCGCAAGAAAATCATCATTTCGGAGCAGAACGACACGAACGGCGCGATTATCGACAAACGGGTCAACTGGGAGGCCGCGCGCCGCGCCGGTCGCAGTACGTCGGTGCTGCTCACCTGCGATTCCTGGCGCGACACTAGCAACAATCTGTGGACGCCGAACCATATCGCGGACGTGCAACTGCCGGCGCTCAAGATCGCCGACGTGGCCTGGGTCATCGGGCAGGTGACTTACATCAAGGACGAGAACGGGCGGCACGCCGAGGTGCTGCTGATGCCGGCGAACGCGTTCTTGCCCGAGCCGCTGGCCTTTATCCCGATAGCCCCGACGCTCCACGACATGAACGCAGACAAGACGGGGAACCCGGCAACCAACCCGACGACGCAGACCCCGACCGACACCCCCCCGGCGACTAGCATCGATCCACCGACAGTCGAAGGCGATCCGGTCGTGCAGCCGCCCGCTGCGCCGCTCGATCTCGGCGGCAACCCGCAATCGCAGATCACCGGCGGCGGGACGGTGCCGTGAGCGAGCAGCAGCTCCAACACCAGATCGAGCGGCTTTACCGCCGCGTGATGATGATGGTCGCGCCGGTGCAGATCACCACGACCGACGACACCGGACTCATCCAGAAAGCGCAGATCGGCGTTAAATCGACGCCCGAACTGATGGACGGCGTGCCGATCCTGGAGCAATACGGCTTCCACGCGAACATGCCGCCCAAGACCGACGCGCTCGCCCTCTTCGGCAACGGGCTGCGCGCCAACCCCATCGTCGTCGGCACCAACAACCAAGCAAGCCGCCCGAAGAACTTCAAACCGGGCGAGGTCGCGGTCTTCACCAATGAAGGCGACACGCTGAAATTCGCCCGACAGCAAGCGGTGTCGCTCAGCGCCGGCAATTCCTACACGCTCAACACCAAGCAATCGACCACCAACGCGCAAGACGGCGTGCAAGTGAACACGCCGCAAGTCACCGTTAAGGGCAAGGTCGATGCCTCGGAAGGCTTCTTTCAGAACGGCCAGCCGATCACGGGTGGAAGCGGGAGCGAAGGCCCGCCCGGCCCCGCCGGGCCACAAGGACCACAAGGGCCAGCCGGGCCACAAGGGCCGGTCGGCCCCGGCTATGAGGCGACGAGCGCGACCTCGATCACCATCGGCGCCGGGGCGCACACGCTGACGACGCAAGCCGGCCTCGCCTATACCGTGGGCGCTCGCGCCCGTGCGGCGTCGAACAACACGCCGGCCAATTTCTTCGAAGGGCTGGTCACCGCGTATAGCGGCACGAGCCTGACGATCAACGCCGACATCACCAACGGCAACGGGCAGATCGCTGCCGATTGGGACATCAACCTCGCCGGCCAGCAGGGCAATGTCGGCCCCGCTGGTGCGCAGGGCATAGAGGGCGCAACCGGCTCGCAAGGGCCGCAGGGCGATACTGGGCCAGCCGGCGCACCGGGCGCGACCGGGCCAGCGGGGCCACAAGGTAACACTGGCGCGACGGGATCGCAGGGGCCGCAAGGGCCGGCGGGAGCGGATTCGACCGTGCCGGGGCCGCAAGGCGATACCGGGCCGCAAGGGCCACGAGGTAATACCGGCGCACCCGGCGCGACCGGGCCCCAAGGACCAGCCGGTGCGGATTCGACCGTGCCGGGTCCAGCGGGGCCGACAGGTGCAACCGGGTCGCAGGGGCCAGCCGGCCCAACCGGAGCGACAGGGGCAGATTCGACGGTGCCAGGACCGGCGGGACCAACGGGACCGACCGGAGCGACGGGATCACAGGGACCAGCCGGACCGACCGGCGCAACCGGACCGCAGGGGCCAGCGGCGAGCTACCAGACCGGGCCAGGACTGCACATCAACACCGGCACGACGCCGCCGACCATCGACGTGGTGACACCGTACCTAGCTCTAAGCGGCGGGACGCTTACCGGCTTTCTCAACGGCACGGGCGGCTCATTCAGCAGCAATTTTGCGGTTGGCGGGACGCTCAATGTTACTGGCAATACAACGATGGGAGTGTTGACGTTGAGCGGTGCGCTGGCGGCGAACGCCGGCATCAACTTCGCCGGGAACCTCACCGGCAGCATGACCGCTAGCAACACCTATTCCGCCGCGTTTATTGCGGGCAACGGTTTTTGGTATTACGGCAACGATACGGGCGGCACCGCACGAACCTGCATCGGCATTTCAACCGACAATAACTGTTATGTGAACAACACCGACCGCAACCTCTATCTGCGCTGTCAAAATACGTATTTTCAGAGCCTCTATTCCGGCACCGTGTATTCATGGACGCTAGGCGCTTACAATTTTTATCCTGGCACCACTAACCAATATAATTGCGGATATCCTGGCAATGATTGGACAGGGGTTTATTCCTACGCGTTCAACAACGCGAGCGACATCAAGCACAAGGCCGATATCGCCGATTTGCCGGACTGCTTGCCATATCTCACGGCGCTAAAGCCGCAGACCTACAAATTCACCAACGGGCGCGAGGAAGATCAAGGCGTAACGCACTGGGGCTTTGTCGCGCAGGATGTCGAGGCGGCTATCGGCGGCGGCAACGATTTCGGCGGACACCATGTCGAAGCGGAAAGCGGTGAGCAGTCTATCGCCTATCACGAGCTTACCGCCGTGCTCTGGAAGGCGTGCCAGGAAATGGCCGCTCGGATCGAGCAGCTAGAGGCGAGGATACCGTGACCGGCTGGATCGAGGACGACGGCTTGCCGGTGCCGGTTTCGCCGGGGCCACTCCCGGTCGCGACCACGACCGGCGACATCCTCGTCCAGTGGGACAACACCCAGGCGCTCGGCGATTGGGTGCTGGCGCAAGGCGACTTACAAACGGGGCAAGACCTTGAAACCGCGTGTCTGGTCTCTCTCTTCTCCGACGCCCTGGCTACACCGGATTTTATCCCGACCGATGGCACGACCGACCGCCGGGGCTGGTGGGGCGACTACTATCAGTCGAAGCCGACCGGATCGAACCTCTGGCAGCTCGAGCGCGCCAAGACCACGCGCGCCAATCTCGGGATCGCGCAATCAACGACGCAACAATGCCTGCAATGGCTGATCGACGACGGGATCGCCGCGAGCGTTCTGGTCAACACCCAGTGGATAACCTCGACCATGCTCGGGATCGCCATCGCGATCACCAGGCCGAACGGTAGCGTGACCCGGTTCATGTTCGGCTGGGCGTGGCAGAACCTCGCGACGGTGTCGTCGCCGGTTCGCATGGTGGCTCCGTTCGGCTAGATGCCTTATGCCCGCCCGTCGCTGACGGCGCTTCGCAATACCGCGATCCAAGATGTCACGACCTCGGGCGTGCCGGGTCTCACCGGCCTCTTACGCAATGCCGTGCTGCGCGTCCTCGCTTGGGTCATGGCCGGGCTGGCTTACAGCGTCTATGGGTACGCCGATTGGATCGCCCGCATGGGCGTCCCCTTCACCGCGCAGGATGAATATCTGTTCGCGTGGGCGGCGCTGATCGGCATCTACCCCGAGCCGGCGGCGCCGTCGATTGGCACCGCGACTTTCACCGGCAACGCGCTGACGGCGATGCTCGACGGCACGGCGCTGATGCGCCAGGACGGCACGCCCTTCGTCACGACCGCCAGCAGCAGCGTCGATGCTACCGGCAACATCACCGTGCCGATCATCGCCACGGCGGCGGGTGCCTACACCAACGATCCCGGCGGAACAGCCATCTCGGTCGTGACGCCGATTGCCGGCATCAACTCGATTGGCACGACCGGCCCCTGCGCGGGCGGCGCCGACGCCGAGACAAACGACGCGCTGCGCAACCGGATGCTCGTCAAGTACCGCGAGCCGCCGCAGGGCGGGGCCGAGGCCGATTACATCAACTGGTCGTTGGAAGTGCCGGGCTGCACCCGCGCTTGGGCGGTGCCGCAGGGCTACGGGCCGGGCAGCGTCGCGGTCTTCCCGATGTTCGACAATTCCGAAGCTGCCTACGAAGGCTTCCCGCAGGGCACCGATGGCTGCGCCGCCGAGGAAGTGCGCGGGCCGACCGCGACTGGCGATCAGTCAGCGGTCGCCGAACATATCTGGACGGTGCAACCGATCACCAGCCTCGTCTACGTCGCCTCGCCGCTGCCGTTCCGCGTCGATGTCACGCTCGATGGCCTCGATCCCAACACCCAGGACATGCAGAACCAGATCGTTGCCGCGCTGACCGACATGTTCCTACAGATCGGCCAGATCGAGGGGACGATTTGGCCGAGCGATCTTTACGAGGCGATCCTCGCGACGCCCGGCATCAACCATTTCGAGATGAGCCTGCCCGCCGACGCCGTGCAAGCCGGCCCCGGCGAGCTGCCCGTGCTCGGGACGTTCACGGCACCGCTACCGTCGCCCTGATGCATGTACCCGTATCCGCCGCCCCAAAACACGCCGGAAGATTACCTAACCCAGTTCCAGCAACTGCTGCCGCGTGGGCGCATCTGGCATCGCGGCTGGGGCTGGATGCAGGACGCCGACCTGTTGACGCTGATGCCGACATGGGCGCGGCTGCAGACCGGCCTCAACGAACTCATCAACCAGATTTTCCCCTGCACGACGACCGAGCTATTGCCGGAATGGGAAGCGACGCTCGGTCTGCCCGATCCCTGCACCGGAACGCTGCCGACGCTGCAACAGCGCACCGCAGCGGTGTGCGGCAAGTTCGCGGCGCGCGGTGGACAATCACGCGAATATTTCATCCATCTGGCCGCAAGCCTCGGCTTCAATATCGTCATCGAGACTTACAGCCCGTTTTACGCCAGCCGCAACCGGGCGGGCGACCCGTGCAACGACGAGCAATGGGCCTATGCGTGGCGGGTGATCGCCGACCCGACACAAGTGCTGTTCTTCGAGGCGAGCTTCAGTGCAGCCGGCGACCCGCTCGCGACCTGGGGCAACAAGCTCCTCGAATGCGAGTTCAACAACTACAAACCGGCGCACACCGAAATTGTATTCAGCTACATCCTCGCGGAAAGCCAGTGGGACACCGGCAATTCGATCTGGGATCGGGGCGACTCGATCTGGGACGAAAGGATTACGGTTGATGGCGAACCAAATTGATACGCTCTTAAACATGCCCGGCCCCGGCGAGGCCGAGCCGATTGCCCTGCCCGAGCCAGAGCCGCACGCCGCGCCGGCAAGCCAGATCGACCCGACGGTTCCGGTCTTCGGCCAACCGACGACAGCAAGTGTGCGCGCTAACTTCGCCACCGCGCAGACCGAGATCACCGGGCTGATGCAAGCGACCCAAGGCGGGCCGTGGCTTGCGCTCGCGGGCGGCAAGATGGGCGGGCCGATGTACCTCTACAACGACCCGACCGATGTGATGATGCCGGTCACGCTCGGTTACTTTAACGCCAACGGCGGCGGCGGCACGGGCGGCGGCGGCATTCCCGAGGCGCCCGCAGATCATCATTTCTACACGCGCAGCGATGGGGCATGGGTTCCCGGCGTCGCCTTGGCCGGCGGCACTCTGTGCCAGATGACCGGCGAACTGCTGCTCGCGGGCAA